GTCTAGATTCATCGGAGTTGGCTTTGTTTCTTTCATCGGATCATTTCCTCTTCTAGTCGGATTTCATCGGACGTTAAAGCTCCGATGTCGTAAAGAATCTTGTAGACGTCTGCGCGTTCTTTTGCTGATCCGCGCAAGTAATCATCTAGATCGAACTTAACTTCTTGCGATGCAGGTACGAAGTCGTTAGCCATTCCAGTCATGGATAGACGCTCTTCGATTGCACACATGATCGGACGAAGTGAAAAGTCGAGCAAAGATTGACGCGCCAAAGTTGCATTTGAATAAGTCATACTCGATCCTGATTCTGCATCGACGTAATAAGCCGGAATGCCCGTGACTCTGGCTAGTTCGGTTGATACGTAGGATCTAGCTTGATTGAGTTGTAACTTTTCAGGATCAAATCCTAAAGTCTGTAACTCGACGTCAGCGTTTAAGAATGCAGTCGAGCGATTGCGACGTGATTGCCCCCAAGATTCAAGAAGCTTTGCAATGCGATCTGCTGGGAGTGCAGTTCCGTTAGATTTCAAGACCATTGTTGGAACCGGCTCGCGTGCGTACATAGTCGCAGCGCGTTCTAGTTCTGCACCGGCTTTAATTGTGCGACCGGCACGATTGAGAATGCCCTCATCTACGCCGTAGAAAACTGCAAGACTTCCGACGCCTTCGTACGGTGCTGGAATTTGATCTACGCAGTAATATTCAATCTCAGTTCCTTGCGCGTTTGTTTTGATTGTGACGCGTGTTGGATCAATGCGTTCTGCACTTCTGATGCGATATGTGTCTGCATAAATCTCGAGAATACGCATATACCCGTAGCCATACAGGAGTAGATCTTCTGCCAGCCAAGCGTAGGTTGCGAATCCTGGAACGCGTGGATCTGGTTGATTAATTACCTTTGGAGGTGATTCAACGCGAGCACCATCTGCGCGAGTACGAACTTTAAGAGGAATCGATGCAACGCTTGAAGAAATGATGTTGCGCGCTCTGGCGCATGTTGGAACTGACATAAACTCAACGCGAGAAGCCGTGATTCCGGCGACGCCGTAAATATTATAAAGAGAGCTGGTGACATTTACCGGAGCAAGAGATGCTTCAATGTCCGAGATTGCAACCGGAGCTGCAGTCGTGACTGTGCGAGAAAATAGACCCATGCGTGAAGTCTAAGCCTCGCGTATACCTCTAGCCGACCAAGATGTCTATCTCCATCTCTGGGCGTGTCGCAAAATGTGTCGCGAGTGCCGAAGCTACAGCGGCACAGACGGCGACCGACGACGCGCGCCTTCCGATGATCCAGCCTCCATCGCCCATAGGCAATCGAACGGCCGATAGTATCTGCTTGGATAATTCCGCCTGTTTTCCGTGGATGAGTCTCTTTGAGGTGATCGCGCCTAGCAGTTCATCGCAGCTCTGTCCATAGAGTGCGCCGTCGATGTCTATAACCGGAATACCAGCCGGCATCAGTCGAGCAGCTACTGCAGAGCTTGTTCTCTTGCTAAAAGCCACATATTCGAGCGGATACTTGCGAGCATATGGAGCGATGTCGTTCGCTATGGCTTTATCGTCCAGCGAGATCGGATTGTGCCAAGTGTGGAGTAGCTTGATGTTGAAAGTGTCGTCAGGATTTTTCTGAGCAGCTACAAGTGCTCCATCTCTTCGATCCGGACTCAAATCAAGTCCGAACCACGTCATCTTCTCTACATCGAGTTCAATCTCCTCAGATCCGCACTCTTCCCATTCCTTCACAGGAATCGCACCAGAGATCGTATTGACCCAGCGACATAGGACTTCCGTCTGGACTACATCCGGCGGATCATTCAGAACGGCTCGAATATTGTCCTCGTGAATAGTGTGACCAAGTGCCGGATTACTCGCGACCCAGTTCTTTTCATCTTCGATCTTGTCCGAATAGGCTGACCATTCAAAATACGCGATGTCGTCGTTACCACCGGCAGCTGAAGCCATGCCTCTTTCGCGTAGCTGGTTCAAGATTAGGCTGTGTTGATCTCCGGCATTCGAAAACGTCCATAATTGCGGATTTTTCGCGGCCATCATGGTGTAACGCATAGCAGACCAGGCTTCTGTATCTTTGAGCTGTCGCGTCTCGTCCATGTAGACCGTCTCCGGCTTGGCAAATCCACGAGCTGCGGCATTGGCTGCCTTGACCACGTACCGAGCGCCGGACATCAGCTCTATTTCTTCGGATCCATGAGCCCAGCGAATCTTCTTGACCTGCTTAGCCAATGATTCGTTGCTCTCGATAATATTTACCACGTGTCGGAAAGTCTCCAGCGATGTTGTAAGCACGTGAGCTGATCCAAGTTGCAGCGATTCTTGCCACAAGAAAAGCCGAGCCAGAATAGACATTTCCATAATCGTGGATTTTCCATTTTGTCTGGCTGCCACGACCACGACCAGAGGTGCGTGCCATCTACCGTCCGGCTTGATTTTAAGGGCGTGCTCAAACACGAACTTCTGCCACGGCATCAATTCAAAGCCGATCGATGAGGCAAAATCGATGATCTCTAGGCCTTTTGACGGCAGATCGTTGAGCCTAGAGTGGATTCTAGGCGTCCCTGAGCCGATTAGAGCCTTAGATTGGGTACTGATTCCCTCCTGAGACCTAGTCGCCTCGGATACGACCTCCAGCGCCCTTGTTTGACCCTGTCCAGCCTTATTCATGGCTAGTCGATTCGTTTGTCGGTGAAAACAGAAAAGGAAGAGTCAGAGGTGTCCGTGGTGTACCAAAAAACACGCCTGATCGGTTTCCTTTTGAATAATTACATCGAGTACACGCTGCTAAGAGGTTATCAGGCTCATCCGTTCCGCCTTTGCTAATAGGTATCACGTGATCGACTGTAGTCGCATCGTTGCCACAGTACTGGCATAGATAAGCGTCTCTGATAAGTATCCGCTCACGTATCTTCGACCAGGCTCTGGTTCCACCATTGGCTCTAGCTGACTTGGCTGCCATCAGTGGTAGTTGTGTTTCTGGAAGAATCTCCACGCATTGCACATAGATCCGTAACGATTCGTGATATAGCGAATGCTCCAATCCACCATAGAGAATCCATCGAGTCGGCCGTACTTGGCGTTTTTCATCTGGCCTAGGCCGTAATGAGATCCGTTACGTGCGTCCACTCTCCAGTTACTCTCTTTAGTAATCAAGGCGTGGAAGCAGTTGAACTGCTGAAAGTTCACGATCCTTGAATGTGCGTAGAGCTTGAGAGAATCAGCCTTTGGCGCTGCTTTCGCCTCTGTTGTAGCTGATAGCGTGAAGAGTCCGATGGACACAGAGATGGCCAATAAGTTTTTTATATTTATTATCTTTTTATTTATCTTTATCTTTAAAAGATTATCTTTTAAGTATAGCGATCGCCCCTGACAAGTTGTCAAGGATTGAAGTTTGTGTGTCGTATCGTCCACAGGAGACTGTGCATAAGTCTGTGTATAACTCATCGCACGTGTCCTAGGTTGCTCCGGCGCATAGCCTCGACGTTTTCTTCGCCCATTCCAACAAGTACGCAAGGCATAAAGATTCCCTTTGTTTCGCCACTTGGAGTCATAAACTTAAGATTAGAGGGCAAGATCAGGAAGCCGTCTCCTTTGACCCAGAGCGTATCGAACCAGCGAGCTTTGGAAACTTGCACCAAGGCAATGCCGTTGCCGTGAGCGATAAACTTGTTAGCCCATGGAGTGACGTCTGAATAAGGCGGATTGCACCAGACGCGTCCCTCCCAAGGCGTAGCCAATCCGTCGTCGATCACACTCAGGAATCGCTTAGCTGGTATCCACGGGACGCCGTTAGGTGGCGCAGATACGTCCATGTCGTAGGTAAGTCCCAGAGACGTGAAGATTGTCGGTGGTGTGTAGTAGTCATCTGACGTACCGTGATCGATGTCGTCATGACCGAAGTCGAGATCCAGTCTGTCACTCAAGGCCAGCCACCAGCCCATCATCAACTAGCTTGACCGAGAAAGTCCCACAGCCGGCACACTGGGCGAACCACTCGTGTTCTGTGAGTTCTTTGCCCTTTGTGATCATATGCTCTTGGCGTGCATCGCCATACAGCTTTTTGCAGATCGAACAATCAAATCGCAGCAGTGGCATAATCACTCCTTGCTAGATTCTCAATCGGATTTAAGTTGCCTTGATCGACCCACCATGAATCCTGACGCGGATTCTTGAAGCGCTTACGCTTCGCAAAGGCCACCGGCAGCCAGCCGACGATAAAGTACGTGGGAGATTTTCCAACCACCAGAACGGCTACGTCGTCGTCTCGATCATATGGATACACAATCAGATTGCCTCCGGTGTAAGACGTCCAGCGAACCTCGATGCCCTGACCTACGTCTGCTCGTCTCTTGCCCTTGTTGTCGTTTATGTCATAGTCGATTCCAAAGTATCTGGCTACTAATAACTCAGCAGCTAGTGATTCGGCATATTCCACACATCGCTCGTGATTGTTGAGCTTTGAGTTGTACTGAATGCCGTTACCAAGTGATCCGGATTGTGCAAATACGACGTCAGAAGCTCTTCGATGGATAGCCCATTCATCGGCTTCTGTCACTGTCATTTTCTGCATTTTGCACACACCCAAATCACGACTTCTTGACCATGATCACGAATAGTCAAGCCTCCGGCATTTGTCTGCCATTCCAGGCATTCATCGCATCGATCTAGTGCCGTTGTGGTTATTGTGCCGTCGTCATGAATGACTGAGGCGTGACCGTCTTTTATGAAAGTAATCTCGCCCATCAGACTTGAGGCTTCCATTGACCGTCTGAGGTGAGTACATACCACGATGGCGGACACTGCTTAGCCTTTACTTTCTCGACGCACATATAACCGCCCCAGGCTTTATTGTTTTTAGCCGAGATTCCTTCTTTGAAAATCATGTGGCCATGAGCGCAAATCGGAGCAGCAGCTACTTGTACGCCTCCAAGAGTGCCTTTGATCTCGTCTATCGCAGTCCCAAGCGTAGGCATTCCGGCTTCTTCGGCCGCTTCTCTTGTTTGGAAGGATGGGACTTCTCCGAACTTTGTATTCCAATAGTCATAAGCAACGGCAGAGTCCTGAACAATGTGTGAATCGATTTGCTCTACCTGTTGCATATTCTGAACCGTTGGACGCTTATCCGTACCTAACACCAAGCCGGCGCAGCGGCCGATCGCGGACGTACAAGTATCTTCGATAAACCATTTCTTCATCTGCACGTTGTAAGTGTTTACGTTGCCGAAGGCGTAGTCGATACCGGCTGGCTCTTGATCCTCGTAGTTTCGATAAATCCGACACTCGACGAGCACGTAGCCCTTCTCCAGATTGACGTCCATGATCGATGTGTGGATTTTGCCATTTGGATAGGTAGCCCAGAATCGTTGAATCCTGGCAGCTACATCCTCGTAGTTATCTAAGAAGCTCACTTTGTGACCGCCTTAGCTGAGATGTGGCGTGATACAGATCGACCGCGACGATAGCCTTCTCGCTGGCCTTCTTTGTAGCCCATTGAATAACTTACGACCGCCCAGAGAATGCAGGCGATAGCCATGAGGACGAATAGTCCCAGTTCACTTGTTGTCATTTTGCTCCCGTGGGAGCCTTGTCGAATGCTCCCAGATACAGAGTGACATCGATGGCTGACATTTTCAAGATTGACTTCGGCGTGTCTATTTTTTAAGAGCAAGCTCCATTAGTAATTGATCTAAACGCTGCTCAATTCGAGAGACTTGATCTTTGAGACTCGACCCAGAATTCGGCTGGAGTTCGCTCATGATAGACCGAACGATGACTCTCATTGACGAATAGATAGCTGCCAGTATTGCAAGAACAAATCCACCAACAGCCATCCATTCGCCTACGCTCACTTCTTGTTGCCGAATGCTACGTCGTTTGGATTAGCCCAGCGCATCGCCAAAGGTACAACTCCGGCTAGTAAACCTAAAGCCAGATCTTTTGGATTTGTGTTGCCAGTCATGTAAACGGCCAAGGCGCCAGCTACTGAGCCGCGTAACCATGATGCCATCATCGCTTTGAAATCGTTCATTTTTTCTTCTCCTTTTTCGGCTTAGCCTGTGGAAGTGGCTCAACCTCTGGATATTCTCCAGCATAGGCAACGAGCTTTGGCCTAGCGAAACCGACAATTTCTTTTCCTATGTAGCGGCGCTTAATCATTACCATTCCGCCGTTACGTTGATCTCCATCGCCGGACGTGTTGCCTTCAATACAGAGAACGCTTGTTTGGCCAACCTTTACGACGATTCCAATATGACTTATTCGATCAACGCCATCGTGTGGAAAGTCCATAAAACACAAATCGCCTAGCTGCGGCTTATCGTCGATCCATCGACCAAGCTCTTTCATCTTGTGTGCACCGGCAGCAGTTGAAACCATCGATGGAATCTTGACACCAGCTTGATCTGCGCACCAATTAACAAATGAACCGCACCAGGGCAATCCATCGGCTTTTGTAAATTTGCCGTACTTTGTCAGATTCTCGCCAGTCTCAATCGTGCCGAGTTCAGCTAGTGCTACTTCAATCAGCCGAGCTGAAGTACCTTGCGGATAATTACTGATCATCTTCAGTTGGATTTAAATATTTTTGATAGTCAGAATTAGCAGGATCGCATGGAATAGATAAAAATCTATCATCTCCTAAATCCGCCAAAATAGTAATTTGACCTGTAATTGGATCTGTTATTTCTGAATATATTGATTTCATTTTATATCTCCGCTAATAGTGCTAAAACAGCACTTGCATTTGTAGTAGTTGCAAAACCTGCTTGTCCTGTTGCTGCTGTGTCAGATGTCGCATAAATTCTTGTCGCTCTTGTACTTACATCTGCCAAAGTCCAACTTCCGCTGATGTTTCTAGTCGCTCCATCATTAAATACGCCAAAATAATTTGTGCCTGCTACTTGTTCCAATGTTGGCGCCGCTCTCATTTCTACAGGATAAGAGATACCTAAATGAAGAGAAGATGCGTTGTAATAAGAAATCACGCCCAAAGCAAGATTGGCACCTCGCGCAAGATTTAAATAGTACCTTTGACAAGCAGCCAATTCGCCTTGAATTGTGCCTGTTGAAGTTTGAAAAGGTGTAGCAGTTGAACCTGCTTCAACCTGCCAGCCCCAAATGTCAAAAGTATTGTTTTGAACACCGATAGCAGCAGTTGTTCCGCTCAAAGCAGTTCCAGCAGAAAAGAAAATTACAATGTTCAATGCCGAATCTGCATTAACAATTGTTTTTCCTGCTACAGATGGCACAACTATATTTAAAGAATATCTTGCCCAAGATGTTGAAATGGCTTGAACCGTGCTTAAAGTCCAAACCGCCGCGCTTCCGCCTGAACCAAATCTTTGTTGTGCTGAAGCAGTAATGTTTGGCGTTCCGCTTGCAGCTTTGGCCCAAAATGAAACTGTTATTGTTTGATTTGCAAAGGTTCTAACATTTTCAATTCTTTGTGCTAATCCAGCGCGTGAATCACTTGCACTTTGTCCAGCAGTTACGCAGCGAAAAAAGTTTGTTCCTTCATAGCCTGTGACCGGAGCAGTTCCAGCGGTAAAAGTTTGCGCACTTGTTGTGACGGTTCCGCCGCCATTGGTGACAACTGTCAGCATTCTGTCAAAACTATAGGCTTCCGTTGTGCCTGAAACAAACGCTCTTTGATTTATGCCAAAGTCACCGTTGATGATTTTGTTCTTGCCAGCATAAAAGTTATTTGTAAATGCCGGATCATAAGCCTCTTTAACCGCTGAAGCCGTTGCCGCCAAAGATGTTGATGTGCTAGATGTCGATGTGCTTAGCTGCACGGCACCAAGATTTGATGTAGTACCGCTAAGGATGCCGACAGTAACAGCGCCGGATGTACCGCCACCTGTGAGCGGTGAGGTAGCTGTGATGCCTGTAATGTCACCGACTTCAGGTGTTACCCAGGTAAAGTCCATATTTGTATTTGATGTCTTTGATAAGACTTGACCAGTTGTGCCACCGAGCAGCTCTGACATCGATGTGTCTACGGCTTGGCCGAATGTGTTGAAATCAGCCGGGAGATTCGTAACAAGACTTGAGCTTGTCGGCATGACCCAGCCGAAATTGGTTGTTGGATTTGCCATCGTTTCTCCTTAATTGACGACTAATGCGTCTGCATAGTCAAGTGTAGGGCTGAGCGTGTTGAAAGTTTCGGCGACACTTACATCTTGCCATTCCATGGCCTGAAGTGAGAACGGCAGCGGAGACACAATCAGAGTCACCGACAGTTCATTGAAAGAAGCCTGGAATTGCCAGCCTTCAACAAAGCCTAAGAAGTTACCAGATTGCATATTGACCGGCAGGTTAGACAGTGAGATCGGCTGACCCATGAACACGTTGATAAGAGCGTCCCGATCTGCGTCATCGACCTCCGGATTTGTTAGGGCAAAAGTGATCGACTCCAAGAATGCCTGTGGCTGCGCCCTGAGTGTTAAATAAAACTGAGCTTGAGATAGTGCATCGGCAGAATGCTCCAGTGAAGTCGTAATCTCCTGGGCTAATTTTCCGTAAAGTGCAATAGAAGCTGCATCGGTGGCCGTCTGTGTTCCAGACTTCCAGACAATAGAAACGTCGTTGCGAATATCTCCGGCCTTTGTCTGAATCTTGATTCCGCGGCCGAGAGCTTGATTTGCATCGAGATCGGTGTATCCGTTCGTCGCCAGATAAGTAGATCGATGTGTGGAATCGGCATAGGAAATCTGGCCGAAAGCATTTTCGTACAAATAGCCCAGTCCAGAAGTTGCAAGATCTGCGACAAGATTCCAGACCACTGTTTGATTAGATCCACGATTTGCCAGCTCATAATTGCCTGGTCGATCTATCTCACCAAGACCAACATTTTCAGCAGTCGCCCATGTGGTAGTTGCTGGTGTGTAATTTGCCCATGTAAGAGCTGCTGGAACTTCTGACCAGTTATTGACCAGTAAATCTTCGAGGATTGTATAGATCTGATCACCATCAAAATCTTTTGCTAGGACACCAAAGGTCAAGGCCTTCTGTAGCCTTGCAAGGGCTCCTAGAGCCGTGATGGTGACTTCTTGAGTAATTGCTACAGAGCCAGTCTGTGAGACTGTTACAGAGACGTCCACAATTGTTCCACCAAAGATTGGCACAAATGCGCCCGATGTATCTTTAACCTGGATTGAGACTGCATCATTTATCTGGGCAGTAATAGCGCCTAGATTGAGATTGATTAAATTAAGCGTGCAATATCCGGCTTGAGCCTGTGTGTAGATATTTGACCGGCCTGAAAAAATTGAAAGATTGGCTAGAACGACGTCAGTGTATTCAACGCCCTGGATCGTTACTTTCCAGACTGGAGACCACTGTGTCATTAGCTGGCCGCAAGGGCGCCGGCTCCGCCAGTGCCACGATAGAAGGAATCGTTGAGAGTGTTGATGATTGTCCGAGCAGTACCTTCTGAATCAATAGCGCCATTGACTGTGAGATTAATAGTCGCGCCTGGCATATCTGCACCAGGAAAACCACTTGACGCATAATTGCCAGCTCTTAAATTATCATCGAGAGTTACTAAAGAAGCGCCAGATGCGGCTGACTTAACGCCAGATGATGATGTTGTAGATCCTGTGCCGCTTGAGCTTGTAGTCGTTGGAACTTTGATAGTTGGAATCGCAACTGATGGCGTCGAAGCCTTTGGAAGTGTCACTTTCGGAACGGTGATCGATGGAGCTGAAATCTGTGACACGTTAGGCAAGAATGGAATTGAGTTGTACACCTTGATCAGAGCATTGATTCCGGCAACTGCGCCAGAAATCAACGCATTCAAGCCAGTGATAACTGCGCCGATCACGTTGATAATTCCGCCAGCAATTTCTCCGACAACCTTGAACGCTCCGCCTAAGACTGTCACCAGTACTGGCACGACGTATTTCTGAATAAATCCTAAGAAAAGAGTGAATGCTTCTTTGTTGTCATTGATTGCGTCTGTGATTGGTTTGAAGAAATCTGCAAATTTGCCTAGTGCTGGCACGACTTTATTGACCACGAATTCGACAAGCTGCTGGATAATTGGCAGAAGCTTCGCACCGACTGTCTCTTTTGCTTCATCAAGTGTTACTTTAAGAATCTCAAGTCGTCCGGCAAATGTGTCCGCGTTAGCTGCTGCCGCTCCGCCAAATAGATCCGAGAGCCTTGTTTGCGTTTCTTCAAATGACATTGCCTTTAATTCGGCAGACGATAGTCCAACGCCTAACTTGCCTAGAGCTGCCGTGTTGCCGTCGTAGGCTTTGCCGAGAGCGTTCGCTACTCCATCGAGGCCTTTACCAGTAGCTTGTGAAATGTCTAGGGCAAGATTAAGAAGATCCTGAGCCTTTGTGACGTCGTTTGTTGAAAGTGACAAGCGCTGCAAGGCTGGACGTAGCTGATCATCTGCGACACCAGTGGCCAAAGAAGTTTTAAGAATCTGCTTTTCTACAGATGCGATCATGTCATTCGTCGCACCAGTTGCATTCTTTAACGCAGTAGCCAGGCGAACTTGTGCGGCTTCATCTGCGATTGCGGCCTTAACTCCATCGACTGCGAGCTTGATGGCATAAGCGCCAGCAGCAGCTCCGGCGGCTGCAAATGCTAGTCCGGCTTTCTTGCTAAATTCGCCCATCTTTGACGATGAGTTGTCAACATCTCCATTAGCCTGAGCCAGCGACTTCTTAAGTTGATCTACATCAGCAAGGATCGAGAGCTTGAGTGTGCGCGATTGTGCAGCCATTTACCACTCCTTTAATATTCGATCGAATGCATTTTCCCACTTAGCGATGATGTCTGGCTGTATTTCGCGGAGTGTCGGATAAATAAACCAGCCCTGAGAACCAGCGCCCTTTGGTGATCGGCCTGACCAGATCGGGAATTGCTTATATTTATTAGATCCGAATTCTGTACCGCCCCAGAGATCCTTTGTAGTTCCGCCACCGGAGAACTTTTGACTTACAAAGCCGAAGGAAAGTTCGCCAATCTTTGACGACTTAGAAACACGGGAGCCACTGGCAATCCTGTCGGCTGCTTTACCTCTCGAGACGGCTTTTTGCTGGATTTTGCCTTGAGCAAATTCTGCCAGCGCTGACGACTCTCTTTTAGCTGCATCAGTAGCTTCTTCGTCCATCGCTTTGAATGCCGAAGTGATCCGACGCAGGTCTGCCTTATCGTAGGCGATCTCAACCTTGTCGCTCATTCTTTTTCTCCAGTATCTCGAAAGCCGTATAGATCTGCTCCGCCGTTGTCCATTCGCTCATCGGTATTCCCGTCGCTATTGCTACCTCGACGAGTATCCGATTTACGCTTCCGGCGGCGTAACTTTTGGGAGCACGTCACCGACTGTCACGTCGGCCACAGTTTCACACCAGATCTCATAGCCCTTGATTGGCTTACCGCCTGCTTCACGCTTCATCGCATTCCACGCAAGGAAGAGAAGATCAGAGATTCCGATCTTCTCCTGCGCTTGCGAGATTGTGCTGCCTGTCTTTTGCTCCCATTTAGCCCACTCTGGCGGCTGAGCTGTGTACGTGCCGAACTCGCCTGATGTGTATTCGATGGTTATTGGTAGTCTCATTATTTGCTCCCGTTTCTTATTGTTGGATTAGCTGAAGGTTGCGACTGGTGTCGTTGAGCAGAGCATTGACCATGAGTCAGTCTGCGCATCTGGAGCCGTACCGCCGGCAGTTGGAGCCACCGGAAATGCGTTACCAGCAAAGACTGCGCCTGTTGCAGTAGTTAAACTGAAAGCCAGTGCAGTATTTGGAGCGGTTGTGAACGCAGTCCACATAGCTTCAAAGAGTGATGATGCGACGCCCCAGTCTGCAAGAAGCTCGATGTTGAGTGTCCACTGATCATCGATGTGCTTGTACGCCTTGCCATCGAGTGTCTGATAAGTAGTAATAACTGGTGCATTGACTAAAGTGACGGCAGTTGTCTGCGCGTCATAATTCACGGTGGCAAGAGTAAAAACTATGTCGCGACCGGTGACTATTGTTGTGGCCATTTCTTTGTCTCCTTAGATTGTCTGTTGTGTGTAGTAAGTGCTGACCGCGAGATCCGCCACTAGTAGATTTGATGCGCCCACCGATTGGATTGTCGGACGTTGAACGTCTCCGACTTCATAACCTGTTGGCATCGCTGCGATGATGCTGATAATTAGCTGCTCAAGATTGTCTAGTGCTCCGGCCGTATTGTTATAGGCAACGGCCGCAGTAACCACGAAGTTAATTTTCACGCGCACCGCAGATTTGCCGATTGTTGTCGTTTCTAAATAGGGCGAATCCGGAACAATCACGCAGGCTGGAGGAATGACCGCCTCTGGTGGCGAGCTGTAGACAGAAGCCACGACGCCAGAAAGAGCAGTCGCAAGAGTACCTCTGACGTTAATCGCGATTGATGTTGGTGTAGGCATCACATGGCCATTGTTGAGACGTCGATGTAATTACCTAAAAGACCGATGACGCGATTTTGGAGTGATCTGCCCATCCGATATGGCGACGGCTGAAAATCAACACCTTCTATCTGACCACCTGGAGCGACCACGCTCTGGAAAATCTCAACGCTGACGATGGTGACCGCCTGTTCGACTGCGTCGGTATTTGCGTAGAGCGTGGCCGCGTCTGCCCCAGATAGATAAACCACGCCGCCTGGAATTACTGGGCGGAAAGTGATGTCGTCATTTGTGACTGCGCAAGTAAAGTAGAAATATGGAGCCGGATAAGCGAAAGGAAGATACGGGAAAGGATCATAATAATTTGATGTGACTGTCTTTGTTCCGTTGAATGTATTCGGAACGCATCCTGTAATTACAACACTCTGACCAGCGACGAAAGTATTTGGCTTCTGAGTTATGTAATAGGCGACATTGTTTTGAAGATAAACGGCAGCGACTGAGTTCTGGTTGGCAGTCAATAACGGCAAGATCACTTGTTCAGCAGAATCAATTATGCCTTCAAGATACGCGTCAGAATAAAGGGCGACAGAGACGCCAAGAACCGTCCGAAGGCTGGCTACGGTAATGATTGCTGGCATCTCTGTCTCCTTTGTGTGATCTGCTGGGCTAGATACGGGAGCGCACCTAGCCCATGATTAATTAGGTTAGGTTGAAGCGACGAAGGCCACCGGCAAAGACGGCCTGTGCTGCGATGTAACCATAAAGTGAAATCTCGATCTCGCCTGTTGTTGGCACGTTTGTGGCCAATGTGAGAGCTGGAGATTCGAAAATTTCGATTGAACGTGGCTCAATGATGAATGCTGATTCATCGATTGATGTTGAAACCATATTTGGATCTACATAGTAATCAAGACCGAGAACGTTTCCGCGGATACTTGTTGGCATCGCAGATCCTGCATTGTTCATAGGATTTCCAGCATTGTAGATTGGGCGTCCTGTTGTATCAGTTGCGCCGAGTAAAGTGCTCCAAATGGAAGTACCTGAAACAAATGACTTTGCAGTGCGCTTTGTTGCAGTGTATGCAGCTGGTGCTTCGGTTGATACGAATGAGATCAATCCGGCTGAGTCCGCCGCAGTTGCAGTTGCCTGTGTTCCGCCGGCTGTGATCTGAGCGATTACATACGCGTCAGTTGCCTGTGCGTAAGCATCGCGAAGATTTGTGAGCATAATTTCATAGAAACTTGGATCTGATCTGTCAAGAAGCTCGACGCTGTAGCGCTGGAAGCCCATCTTCTTGATTACGGTTGCGTTCACATAGCTTGAAGTGATCGCAGTCGTTCCTGTTGGATCTCCGCCTTCTGCCACTGTTGCGGCAGTTGAATTCGCAGTGATCTTTGGAATTGACACTGTCATTCCGTAGCTTGAAAGTGGACGTGTTCCACCGCAGGCATCAATTACTGGACGATCTGCGTTTGTGTTTTGTGCAACGTCGCGAACGTAAGAAACCGGCGAAAACGCTGGATTCGTTGTGAAAGAGTCATCGGCAGCCTTTACGTACTGACGAGAATCTTCGTTGCCAAGAGTTGCCTTGATTGAGTGTTCTAAATACGCTCCGCCAGTTGTGATTGGTGAACGTGGTGACGTGAAATAGAGCGGACGAGCTGCCTCGGCCTGTACGACTTTGGAAGCCTCAACCGTTTCGGCTGGTGCTTCTGTGACGGTTGGAGTTGTTTCCACTTCGTTTTCTCCTTCGGTAGTTTGTTCTTCTGTCTCCACATCGGATTCAGAAACTTCTGGCTCACTAGCTGCGACTGCAACCTTCGCGCTTGCGATGGCTGGATCTGTAACCAGTGAGACTTCTTTGAGCGCGCTCGCGCTGATAACTAGAACGCCATCGACGTTCTTATACTTTTCGGCTAGAACGCCTACGCTAAATCCATCACGCAATCCAGAACTTGCCTCGACCAGACTGTCGTTGCCGGCTGTTGTGTTGCCGATAGAAAAGGTCGCGTCAATTCCTGAATCGGTGACTTGATACGATTTTAAGAATCCGATTGGAGATTCACGGCGATGCTCAAGTAGCAGTTTCGTTGTATCACTGAAAGTTATAGAGCCAGGCTTGAACATAGTCGAGCCGGCTGATGTTGAGCCTTCTTCGTTCCAAGTGACAATGCGTCCAGAGATTTCGCGCTTTGGAAAGTCCGTGGCCGTGACTTTGATTGAAAAGTCTAGATTCATCGGAGTTGGCT